TTGATATGGAAGAACTTCGAAGCGGTCCTTGGTGTAATTTTGTCCACGATGGAATTACAAACTTCTTACATCAGATCATACGTAGGGATGTATTTAAGAATAAAGGATTAGCCCTTCCAGACTGCCCGCCTGCTAGATATAAATTTGATCGGTACCCAGATAAATCTAAATTAAATCTTCAAACCCTACTGAACGGTCTATAAATTTTTTATGTGTAGGTATTAACTTATAATTATTTAATATCTCAAAGACTCTTTCAACTTTAAAATCCTTACAGCTATACACATCAAGTTGGAATTCGCCAGTGTCCCAAGAATGTATAACAATATGGCTAGTAGTTATTGCTAATATTGCAGTATATCCTTCATTACCCTTTAACTCAGATTTATGAATATACGGGCCTCCTAGGATATCCATGTCAATAGATTCTATTAACTCAAATAAAAAATCTTTTAAAATCTTTTTATTTAATTTTGTATCAAGTGTTCCTTGTACTAACAGATGCTTGTGTTCTAACATTTTTTACCTATTATCATCCAACGTGTATAAAGCTGTGTTTTTAAACTTCCAGACCATAACTCTGTTAAGTGGCTTTGTTTTTTAAATTCTTCTAAATTTTTTGCGATACGTACATGCTCTGGAATAGCATAATCATTACTCTGTAATACAATAATACAATCTTTTGGCAATCTTGATAACCATGACTCATATTGCTCCTGAGTAATATGTTCACAACTTGTGTTAATCACTACATTGCCGTTTACTGGCACAGAACACATGTCAGCAGTGATAGCTCTAAACTTACCGGCTTGTTCTTCTATCTTATTCATCATAGTTGCAACAGGTTCACAACTAGGATCAAGGTCTACACTTGAAATGTAACGAACGGGAATGGAACTTTGAAATATCATACTGGCTAATACACCTACCCACCCGCCGTGAATTTCTATACGACTGGGTTTAGTTACAAACAATTCTAAGTTTTCAATCAGCCATTCTTTACTTTTTATCTGTCCACTCCAAAACGCATCAAGCGTTCGTTTAGTATCAGGGCTCTGCCTAATAGCCTGCATCCAATAGTGTAAGTGTTCTGTATCTATTTGCATTTTGGTATTTTACTGTCAGCACTGCTGACACAAGTTAGTGTGGAACAAAGTTGTGGATCTTCAAATAATTTAAATCCCGTTAACACATTGCCTAACGGCTTATCATGACAACTATAACTTCTTTTTATTTGGTCGCCTCTAATTATCACGCTTTGGAATCCCGAGTTACACCGCCATCCTTTGAATTTATTAAATCCAAATGCATTGAATCTTTCAGCTTGGTCAAATAGATGTTCAGTACCATCTTGCTCGTACAGTGCTATCTGATAAGTTTCTTCACCGTCGGATTGTTGCGGAAATCTAGTTTGCATTATGTCAATCATTTCATCAGTATATCCATCTACTAATTGGCTGGCTGTGGGATCGCTTTGCGGTTTAAGAGTCACATTGATCCCACGTGTTTCAAATCGTTCTAGTCTGGCATACAACTGGTGAAATTTTTCAGGAACCATGACTTGATTTATAGTAACGTGAACACCATCATACATCAGTTGTAAAATCTTATCTCCAAATTCTTGTTCTTTGGCAAACTCGTCGTGAAAGCTGGCAGTGATGCTACGGCGTTGTAACATAGCAGTGGCACTGGCCCAACGTTTCCACCAAGCTAAACCAGGACTCAAATTAGTAGTCATGTGTATAGTTTGATATGACACACCATCGTCCAAGTGATCAATTAACTCTAGTAGATTTTTGTATGCTGTTGGTTCGCCGCCACTGAAACTCCAATGAAATTGATTGAATCCGTTATTACGGGCCTGACGTTTGATTTCGTTAACAACATTTTTATACACTTCAATTGGTTGGTGATCTAACACATCTGACCTAGCGTAGGGCCAACAGTAACTACAATTGTAGTTACAAAATCTACCCAAAATCCAACTTGTGGAAAACAAACGGTTAACCAGCATAGTGCGTTGCCCAAAACGCACAATATTTTTGAATGGAATAGTAGAGAAAGACATTGACAGTATTTACAAATAAGTATATAATACAATAGTAGACGTGAGTGGAACTGGTATACCTCCTCCAATGGCAAGTAACAAACGGCCGGCGGAGGGACAGGGTCTAGCCCTTAGGGTGACTTTGTAGGTTCGAATCCTACCGTCTACACCATTTTTAACACAGGCACAGAAAGGCAGATTATGAAAAAGGCACTAGTAATTTTGTTAGCAGTAGTTGCAATGAACGCAAATGCTCAACTGGAAAAATCAGCAACTGAAATGTATTCTATTCGAAATTTGGTAACAGCTGAAACACAAGTTAAGGTTATCAGAACAGACAATGTTAGACAAACGTGCGAAGCTGAAAGTAGACGTCGAGGGTTTGGCGGATTCAGAGGAGCCACTATGGAAGCCTGTAGCTTTCATAATGACCGTACTTGTACCATTGTGGTTGGGTACATGACTAATAATGATATTCTCGGCCACGAATTTCGACACTGTATTCAAGGAAGTTTTCATTAATGAAAAAAGTAGCAAGTAGCCCCGAACGGCATACCTTTCAAAAAGAAGGTGCTATCAAGCGGGCAGAAGAAGCGGGCGAAGAGCCTAGCCAAGCATACATCAACATGTGGGAACAGATCAAGATTGATGATGCCAACCGGATCCACGATCCTGCTTGGCAAAAAAACAACATGGAGTACGATCTCCGTAGTAGCAAAGAACTTTGCGACAAAGTCAAACAGAGTGACAACTATGCTCAAAACTTGTATGCCGCGATGTGTAATATGACTTGGCAAAGCAGAGAATTTTGGCAAGAACTAAAGGGCGATGTATGGTCGTGCAGTTGGAGAAGTGCTGGCGGCATCGTTGCTGACATGCAGGAAAAGGGTGACTACATTGATTGGTACTGTAGTGGAATTGGCAATGAAGAATTGGGCAACGGATTAGACGGACACAAACCAGTAACGGACGAAGCTGGTCGTATCTATGTGCCAGAAGGAGTAGTTACAGAAGAAATTGAATTGGATCTTAATCAGTTGGGTTGGAGACCAGTTCCTTGGAGTGATGATGAATAACACGGTAAATAATATCATGAATAAAACAAGTTGGACAATAACTGTAGAAGAAGCAGATGACGGGAGTGGAGATTTGATTCTTCCGTTCCCGGATGATTTTTTAGAACAACAAGGCTGGAAAGAGGGAGACACTTTGGAATGGACTGACAACCAAGACGGTAGTTGGGCTATTCAAAAAACAAACAATGGCTAAAGACGATATTATAGAACTGGTTGGGTCTGTAGAAGAAGTATTACCGGGTAATATGTTTAGGGTTAAAGTAGAAAATATGCCTAAACCATTGTTATGTTACATGGGCGGTAGATTGAAGCAAAACAAGATTAGAATTATTATGGGCGATAACGTCCGGTTAGAAGTAAGTCCATACGATCTAACAAAGGGCCGTGTAACTTATAGGTTGTAACTATGAACATAATTCTTGAACGTGTGTGTAATGTATGTAAAAAAGTTCGAGAACAAACACCCAAGCAACCAACTTTTAGAAATTTGATAGGGCGCACACGCAACACCTTCAAATTGCACAATTTTGATATTGCCATTAAAAGTAAAAAAGATAAAACGTTAGATCAAGACAAATGGTATGTTATGGCATACTATGACAGTGAAAATGACTTCAATATGGATACAGCCATAGAAGTCATAGTACATCACAACTTGAAGGGTGATGAACCGTTTGGTCCACATCAGGTAACTGCTTTTCTTACAGAAATTTTTGATGCCACTGTACACGAGTTTAGACATCAATATCAAAGTATGCGTAGAGATCATAATCAATACGGGGAGCATTTTGATACACCGTACGAATTATATCTTGCAGATGACGACGAATTAGATGCCTATGCTTTTAGTATAGCCATTGAGCTACTACGCACAATGGATGCTGATCGTGCCAAGCGAAGATTAAGCAGAATAAGTATTTTGAGTAAGATGCGTACAGGTTCTCAATTGTCTAGTCCACAACTGAGAGCGTACATTGGCCATTTTGGACTAAACATGCTTACCAAAAAGTTAGCCAAAAAGATATATTGTCATTTGGAAACGATTGACAAGAGACATGTTTTCATGTAAAATACAAAGTATATTAACTCATGTAGCGAGCGAGAAATGTCCAAAAAAGAGTTTTCCACACAACAAGTATTAGAGCTAGCCTGTGCGGCACAACGAGTAAATGGTTCGTATATCAAAGAATCTGAAGCAGTTTGGGCAGAAGATGGCGTTTATATGTACACCAAACAGACCAACAAGATGCAGATGTTGTGTACAGTTATTCCTACAAACTGGACTGCTGATCCAAAAGATGCACCCATGCCGCTTAAAGTTACAGAGGAAGACGTTGCACTTGCAGAAGAAATTCGAAAGTATTTTAAACGATTGCTGTTTGCGGCTATCGAAGGAGAGAACGAGTTTCAAACTAATATAAACAGTTTTCTAAGTTCAGACAATATTGAAACTAAAAACTTTGGTTACATTGCCTGTTTGCCTAGTGTATATGTTAGAGACCTTTCACAAAACAAAGTTAAAAAAGCCGCTCGGCAAGTTGAAGAAGGTTATTTGGGAGAAGTAGGTAGTACTATTAAAGATTTGGATGCAGAAATAATTTCATCAGTTAAGTCAAAAAACTTTGAAGGCTGGAATATAGATGCTATAATAAACAATAAGATGGTGTCTTGGATTAATAAAACAAGCCTTGACCTTGGTGCGGGTGTGATAGTAAAAGCAAAGGTCAAGGATCATTCCAAACATTGGAAACATCAAAATGATGTGACCAGACTCAACTATGTAAAGGCGGCGCAATGAAACAAGAACTAGATAAACTGCTATGTGAGAAGTATCCAAAGATGATGGTGAACCGCAACAAGAACATGCAAGAAACTTGTATGTGTTGGGGCTTTGAATGCGGAGATGGTTGGTACAATATTTTGAATCAACTTATGGGCAATATTCAGCATCACATTGATTGGAAAGAGAAACAGCGCAAGTGGGCCATGGAATATAACGAAATGGCCGCACAAGCAAAAGCTGGAAACTTTGACTTGTTTGAAGCAACTATGAAGGCGACGCCAACCGACGAGTACAAAGAAAAGCGACTAGCGGAAATTGTTGCTGGAGACTTTAGAACTGTACCAGAATCAATCGCCCAAGTGACCTTGGATCAAGTTAAGGAAAAGTTTGGTACACTGAGATTTTATTACTCAGGTGGTGATGATTATATTAGCGGACTTGTCAGCATGGCAGAAAGCATGACTGGAGTCACTTGTGAAGAATGTGGCAATCCTGGAACCAGCCGAGGCGGTGGTTGGATCCATGTTTATTGCGAACCTTGTGAAGAATTAAGAGAGAAAAGATATGAGAATCAAGCTGGTCAGTGACCTCCATTTGGAGTTCAGTGACATTAACATTGTTAACGATCAGAACTATGATGTACTGATCCTCGGTGGCGATATTATGATCGCACAGGATCTCCACGACCATCCAGAGTCTAACAATACTGCGGATCAAGCGGCCATTGCTAACGGCACTGGATTGGGTCGGAGACAAGAACGTGCTCAAAAGTTTCGTGATTTCTTTAAGCGTTGCAGTTTCCAGTTCCCACATGTAATTTACATCATGGGCAATCATGAATTTTACAATGGTAGATTCTTTGACAGCATTGAACACATGCGCGACGAGTGCGCGAAGTATCCCAACATTTATATGTTGGAACAAGATACTAAGATTATCGACGATGTTGTGTTTGTGGGTGGAACACTGTGGACTGATATGAACCGTCGGGATCCACTTACCATGCATGCCATTAAAGACATGATGAACGACTTCCGTATCATTCGTAACGACAAAAGAAGTTTTGCCACTATGAGTGCGTTGGATGTTGCTATTAGACATGATAGAACTCTTGCCTACATCA